TCAACTATGCATATGAATGTTGCTCAAGCTTTCGCTGAGCGACACCAGACTGCATCGTTGATCAACAGTAATGCAAGTCGTATAGTGGCGGCTGCCATGGCTTTAAAGCGTGGCAGACTTGGTGATCTCGAACGAGCTTTGTCGATTGATAAGATCGGCAAAGCTGCCGCTAAGAGAGTTGCCAATACACCATATTCGAAACGCCTCGCCAATCATTGGGTTGAGTTTCAGTATGGTTGGAAACCGCTTCTGCAAGATATCTGGGGAGCGAGTAATTTGCTGGCCGAGCATATAGTCGGTGACCCTTGGCATGAATGTGCCAAGGGTTCCGGCTCGTCTCGGACCTTCATTTACCGCCCTCACACCCCTTGGACTTTGGATGGTAGTAATACCTACCAGAGTACCACTAGGTGTAAATTCGGAGCTAAATACCGAATGGATAGTCTTGCGAGGGCCGGCCTCGCGCAAACCGGAATCTCGAACCCCGCGTTACTTGCGTGGGAGTTGATCCCGTACAGCTTTGTAGTTGATTGGTTCATCCCCGTCGGAAACTACCTGCAGGCGCTTGATGCGTTTGCGGGATTCGAATTCGTCGAAGGATATGTCAGTCAGCTTACTCGCGTAGTACAGGATTCCACTTATGGCGGTACAACTAAACGCGCTTGGGACGGTGTTGGTTGGCAAGAAACCACTTCTAGTGGGCAATCTTTCCATACGGTCGTCTTATATGATAGGAGTAAACTGCTGACTTGGCCGTCAGCAGTTATGCCATCGTTTAAGAACCCTTTGGGTGGAGAGCCTGTAGATCGGATCTTGACAGCCATGTCCCTTTTGCGTCAGTTGTTCAAGTAACTGCCCAACCACGGTTAATGTACTTAGTACCTCTTAGCCTTTTCCCGGGTCTCCCGGCAATGAAAGGATAGCACCCTATGGGCGCTCAAGCAAATATCGTCATTAGTGACGGTCAGGCAACCCCTGTTTCACATACTTTTTACGCGAACGGGGTTCGTCCCGCAGCGGGCGGCGGTACCATCGCGGTCTATAAAGACCGTGTTACTGGTATCCCCGTCGGCTACGCGACGATCACCCTTACACAGCGCGAAAGCGCTATGAAATTCGACGTAATTAAGCGTGTGATGGTACCCACACTGGAGACGATCTCCGGATCCGATGGGGGTTACACCCCTCGGCCGAAGGTCGCCTACACGTGTATGAGTACCGAGCAGTTTGTGTTGCCCGGTCGCAGCACCACGCAAGAGCGGAAGAATCTTCGGGCATTCAGCCTGAATCTACTTTCGAATTCTGCGATGGTCTCGGCCGTTGACGATCTCGAACCGGTCTGGTAACTTCTCTCGCTGGGCTGGACAGCCTGGCGAGATTGGTTATTGCATTCTCTTTACTCTGAGCTTCTAGCTCAATTTGAAAGGTTGTTATGAACTCTGTTCACAACTCGCTTCGCTCGATCTGCTCGCACGATTGGAAATCGTTTGGAGTAGAACCTGTATCGTTACGTATTGCACGCTACGATGCGTCTGGGAGGTTTTCAGTTCATACCATCAGACTTCTTGGAAAGTGTGGCCCTGGAAAGGGTTGCTCTTACTCAGAAGAAAGGTGGAAGGTACTGACGGCATACCAGATGACGAAGGGTTACCTTCTTCGGGAATGCTTTCAGACTGAGGGTCGTTTTTACAAGGCTCATGGTCCGCGTCTGATCTGGAGTTATCTCAGGCATGTCAATGCCTTCGGTTCTCTTGGATCCTACTTGGATTTTGATATGCGTAAAAACGTCTCTGACAGCCTCGGTCTCAACAAGGGGATCTCCTCCTTGTCGTCCCCTAACGTCGGGGTCCCGACAGCTAAAACGCTGCTGGGGTACCTTAGTAAGGGTGACAAATGAAATCGAGAAATAGAGGTGGTACATCCAAGGGTCGTTCCGGTTCTGTGGATCCTTCCACAAAACTAAAAAGGCCTGCAGATGTATCAGTTATTCTCTCTATTCTTCTCTCAGATTACCAGTCTCCGACGGCTGATTGCCTCAAGGAAGCCATTGCTCGTAAAGATTTTGGTACTATTACTGTACCTGTTTTCAATATTCGCGATGGATCACCTGTTGCATCATTTGCTGCGGATTACCTCTTAGCCTCCTTATTTAAGAAATACCAAGACTTTGATCTTGGAATAAATAGGGAAGAAGCCGCCTTGAATAAGTGGCTTCGGGCTGAGTTGGACTGTGCATCCACTAATGAGCGTATACGCAAAATGTATGACGGTGGGGAACTTTCCATCCCCCATCGCGTTTCTGAGGTATATCACCTCGCGAAACGTAAAGTACATACAATACTGCGAAACGTTGATTATGGATTTATACGAGAGAACTGTCGGTTCGGCCCAGGTTCAGACTTGTCAACTTCGGGTGACTTTACGTCATCCTATAACAAGTTCGCCTCTCCTGGGAACTGCACGCCGTATATCCTTCCACTGTACTCAGAGATCTTCTCTGAAGACTTCAGGGAGGACTACGTAAACGAGTGTGAACTCGTTGACAGTAGTCGGCTTACTTTCGTACCAAAAACAGCCGTGATTGATCGAGCGATCTGTGTCGAGCCTAGGTGGAATATCTACCTACAGCTCGGCATTGGTCAACTGATCTCTAAACGACTCTTTGACTACGGTCTAGATCTTCAAGATCAAACCCGTAATCAAGAACTCGCGCGACTGGCCCATGTATATGGCTTGGCAACCATTGACCTCTCGTCTGCTTCGGATACAGTATCAAAGAACTTGGTACTGGATATGTTGCCTGATGAGTGGTCAGACTTGATCTTTAAGAGCCGCTGCCCTATCACCACTTACCGTGGGAAAAGGTTTAGGCTCGAAAAGGTCTCGTCAATGGGTAATGGCTACACATTTCCGCTCGAATCCCTTCTCTTCTTGGCCTTCTGTGAAGCCGCTTGCGACTTCATGGGAGAACCCCGAGTTGTAGGGACCTACGGCGACGACCTTGTCGTCCCGCAGGCAGTCTCTCCGCTACTTATCGAAACGCTAAATTGGTTCGGCTTCACGGTTAATACCGAGAAGTCGTTCACAACAGGCGAATTCTTTGAGTCTTGTGGAAAGGACTTCTATCGAGGAGTGAATGTGCGACCTTTCTTCATAAAGAAGAAGGTTTCGTCGGTCCTTGATCACATGATCTTGAGTAACCAGATCGTTGAGTATACGCGGCGTCTTCCCGACGTTGCGAAACTCTTGCACCTGCGTGAACTCCGTAATTATGTGGTCAATTGCATTCCAAAACAGGCCCAATTAAGAGGCCCTATCGGAATGGCTGGAGTGATA